TACACGAAATCCTATTATCCCAGAATTACTTATAAACAGAAACCCGCACGCTGATTTTTCCGCTAGATTTTATAAGAATAACCAACCTATGGACATTATGCATGGGGGATTGTTTTCTTTCAAAAGAGGAATGCACGTCAATGGAGCTTTGATTGCCGATGATGTTTTGAGAGACCCAGAGAATCCGTTGAATATTGGGCAGATAACTAAGGTTGAAGACCACTTCATGACAGAATCTATGTTCATACCTTTGAAGACTGCACCTGTTATTGTGGTTGGTACACCTATGATGCCCGGAGATTTATTAGCCAAACTACAAGATGACGAGCGATTCAAATCTAGGGTACTTCCAGCTCTAGACCCAGTACCTGGACGAAGGGTTTTAGCTCCTGAGATAATGGACGAAAAATATTTATTAGCACAACAAAAAGCTAGACCTAAATCATTTGCTTCAGAGTTTATGTTAGTGCCTCACTTCGCTACAGAGTCGTATTTCAGTGAAGAGGATATTCTAAAGTGTGAAGATGACACTTTGCGTTCTGCTCCTGCTTTAAAGGAGTTCAAAGATTGGGAATCTGGGGATTTATTATTTGGGGGTTTTGATGTAGGTAAAAAAAGACACCCTTCACATTTAGTTATATTTAGAAAACATGGAGATAAGATTGAACAAGTGCATTCTTCCTTTTTAGATGGCTGGAGTTATTCAGACCAAATAGAATATTTGAACGAAGTAGCAGATAATTTTAAACTAACTTCTGGCTATATTGATAACACTAGAGGGGAATTAGAAGACCGTGGATTAGACACAAGATGGTTGGCCATGAATTTCACAAAAAAATCTAAAAATACTATGGCATCTGTCTTCGAAAATTTTGTCCATTCAGGTATATTAAAACTAATCAAAGACGAAAGACAGAAGCAACAAATCTTGTCTGTAAGTAACGAATTGAAGGCTCCAAACACACCGATGGGACATGGGGATGCCTTTTTCTCAATTGCGATGGCTTTACAGGCGGTTCATAACACTGGTAATAAGTATGTAGACTTAGGCAGTGCAACTGATTGGTTTAATGCCGTGAGTCCGGGGGAAACCCCTGAAAGTCGTAGAGAAGCAACGGATGAGCAAAAAGGGGTGAAACCCCAACCAAATCCGTTTCAAATGGAACCTTTGAATAAGATTGAAAGAATGGAAAAGGCTCCAAATCCACAATGTTACGAGTCTGTTTGTAACCCAAACTTTTGGGTTCCAGAACGAGGACTTTGTATATATTGTGGCTATCGCAAATAGAAAATAATAATAGGAGAAACAAATAATGACACTAAAGAACAATACATCAGCACGTACTAAAAACGAACCCATCATATCAGAACAAGCAAGTGTTATTTTAAAGCATAGGTATTTATTGAAAAATAATAATAATGAACCTATAGAAACTCCTAAAGAACTTTTTATGCGTGTAGCAAAAGCTATATCAAGCATTGATACTACTTATGGCAAACTATCTGTTGATGCTCTTCTTACTGAAAAAGACTTTTATTCCATGATGGCTAGTTTAGAATTTATTCCAAATTCACCAACATTGATGAATGCAGGAACTGAACAAGGAACTCTTTCAGCTTGTTTCGTGCTACCTTTAGAGGATAGTATGGAAGGTATTATGAAATCTGCCACAGACGCTGCTATGGTACAGAAGTTTGGGGGTGGGACAGGTTTCTCTCTTTCAAAGCTTCGGCCAAGAGGTGCGGCTATAAAATCTACTCATGGTATTGCTTGCGGTCCTATTGAAGTATTAAAGACACTATCAAGAGTGTCCTCTATGATAACTCAAGGGGGTAAGAGAGACGGTGCTAATATGGCTGTTATGTCTGTGTATCACCCTAATATATTAGAATTTATTGAGTGTAAAAAATCTGAAGGGGATATACATAACTTTAATATTTCTGTGGGTGTTGATTCTACCTTTATGCAGCTTGTTAAGAATGATATGAATTACTCATTAATAAACCCTAAAGATAATACTGTAGTAAAACATATAAGTGCTAGAGAAGTATTTTCTAAGATTGTTGAAGGAGCTTGGCTAAATGGTGAACCAGGAATGATTTTCTTAGACCAAGTAAACAAAGACAATCATGTCCAAAAAGAATATGGTGAGATGATTGCCACTAATCCTTGTGGAGAGCAACCTTTACTACCAAATGAATCTTGTAATTTAGGTTCTATAAACTTAGCAAAATTTTACCAAATGTCAGATGGTCCTGCTCATGCTTGGAAAGAAAAAATTGATTGGGGACATTTAGAACATGTTACAAGAACTTCGGTTCACTTTTTAGACAATGTGATAGACGCTAACAAATATGCAACACCAGCTATTGAACAGATGACTAAATCAACTCGAAAGATTGGATTGGGTATTATGGGATTTGCTGATTTATTAATACAAATGCAAATATCTTATGGTTCACAACTTGCTAGAGAAGTGGGTAAAGACATTATGGCTTCTATTAGAGAATGGGCTGACGATGAATCTAAGGAATTAGCTAAACAACGTGGAACATTTCCAGCTTGGGAAAAAAGTAACTACGACCGAGAAACAGAAAGATTTAGAAATCACTGTAGATTAACAGTTGCTCCAACAGGAACAATATCAATGATAGCTGATACTTCTAGTGGGATAGAACCTACATTTGCATTGGTTTGGAAAAAACAAAATATATTAGAAGGTAAAACTTTGAACTACGTAAACAAATACTTTGAAGCTGATGCCATAAAACATGGATTTCACTCAGAAGATTTGATGGATTATTTAGCCGAAGGAGGCTCTTTAGCCACTGCTCCTCAAGTACCTAATTGGGCAAAAGCGGTGTATGCTACTGCACCAGAGATTTCTCCAGCAGACCACGTTCTTATGCAAGCGGCTTTTCAAAAGCATTGTGATTCAGGGATATCTAAAACAATCAATTTTCCGAATGAAGCTACAATAGAAGATGTAGAGAATACCTATATGTTAGCCTGGGAAAATGATTGTAAAGGAATAACTGTATATAGAGCTGGGTCAAGAGAAAAAGAAGTTTTGGTAAAAGGTAACAAAAAAGAACCCGTTAAAGATGGGTACGAATTAGAGGAAAAAATGATAGAAAATAAGTCGTGTGATTGCGATTCTCCTAATATAGTTTATGAGTCTGGATGTGAGACTTGTAAGTCTTGTGGGTGGAGTGCTTGCAAGATTGCTTAGTAAATAAGAAAAACGTAGTATAATATAAGAAGAAAAGATTTAGGAGAAGTAAATGGTATTAGGTAATATGATGGCGGAGTCAGGGCAGCAATACGTAGCTTTAAAAGATGAAACTGGAACATGGAGAGTATTAAATACTTGGCATGAAGATTTAAAAAACATGAATGCTGACGATGATATACCTGATAATAGTTCAGCAGTTATCGTTTTGTCTGAAGGACAATTCATTGCTTTAATAAAAGAAGCTGGTAGCCAAGGTGTCTTAGAGAATGTTAATTTTACCTCAGATGTTGATACAACTGAGTTAGAACACGAGATTGAATCAAAAAACATAGAAATAGATAGGTTAAAAGCAGAACTTGACAAAACAAATGGTGAGAAACAAAAGATTGAACGAGTAGCTTCTCACTCAGAAGAGTTCGAGCTTAAAGAAAAAGCTATGGACAATATATTAAAACTAGTTTCTATGCAAGATATGACTAAACTAAGCAGGGATTAATAATGAAATTATCTGACTACATGCCTCAAGTACCCCAAATGCAACAGCAAATGGCGGATTTAAATAAACAAATTAGCTTATTAGGTGTTATGAAATCTGCAGGGGAAACATCCAAAGCCCCAACAATTGGATTGGACTCTATTGTAAATACATGGGTTCGACATCAAATGGCATATCGTCAGCAGCTTGTACAAGACTTACAAACTATTACTATGTCCGTTGAAGAAATAAGAGGCCCACTAGGACATATAACTAGTGAGGTTTTTAGACGTGGTATAGATATTGTCCCTAAAATTGAAAAGCCAGATGAAAAACAAAAAATACGTTTAGTGAAATGGATAAGAGATTGTAATGTTTTTGACCAAAGTTTAGAAGAAGTCATGAGACAATTTCACCATGATGTAAACGCTTTAGATGATGGCTTCTTATATATTGCTAAAGAATATACGGATAATGGTGATGGTTCCATTACATCTAGACCAACAGAAATTAGAAGGTTAAACCCTGCTCTAGTAGAATTTGATTTAGATTCTGCCGGTCTGCCAAAAAATGCACATTTCCTTTGTCCTATACACAGAGAAGTAGTACAAGAAGAATCAACTAAATGTACTAAAGATGATTGTACTGTAAACCTTCACCCTGCTATGTATAAGTATTACCATAGAAACCAGCATATGTATTTTACTGATAAGGAGATAATTCATTTATCTAAATTCTCACCAACCGAAACATATGGATGGTCACCAATACTTACAATATTTGAAAAGGCTTTGACCTTAGTAGGTATGGACAAAAACTTATATAGATATTTCTATGAGAGAAAAATGCCTGCAAGTATGTTAATGGTAACTACCGATGACCCAGAGTCATTACGTAGAGAAAGAGAACATATTGCGGCTCAAACAAGAATGGACCCTAACTATATACCAATGGTAGCAGTATCTGCTAGAAACCAAAGAGGCCGGGTAGACCTAGTAAGATTGTTTCATACATTACAAGATATGGATTACTTACCTGTTAGAGATGAAATTAGAGAGCGTGTAGCTGCTATGTGGGGTGTTACTCCAGCATGGCAAGGAGCTCCAGAAGCCTTTGGAGGCTTATCCCAACAAACTCAACAACTAGTAGTTATGAGTCGTGTGGTTGAAAGTGACCAAAGAATGTTTCATGAAAAAGTGTTCCCTCAATTACTAGAGGCTTTTGGTATTACTGATTATGAAATTCACTTACCTCAACCAGAGGAAAAGGCTGAGAACACACGTTTAGCTTTTGCACAACAGAAAATACAGATAGTAAATCAATTTTCACAATTAGGGTTTGATGTAAAACTAAAAGAGCAAGACGTTCCTTTATGGGAAGCAGACTTTGTTGTTAGTGGGGAGGCAGTTCCTACAGCTAAGATGGCCGCAGAACAGCAAGCTCTAGGTTTGATGCAACAAAAACAACAACAAGAACAAGCAGAACAACAGCAATCAATGGCGGAAGAGCAACAAGAAGTTCCTCAAGAAGAAGGTATGCCTTTAGATGAAGCTGAACCTGTGCAAGCTATGGAGAAGTCTATCCCTAGAGAAAAAAGAAAATTCAAAGGAAGAACGGGTGGGATAACTCCAGACTGGAGAGACAAAGCACCTGGTGAAGAGAGGGATATTGATGAATACGCTGAAGCTAGAGCAAAAAAGAATGAGCTAATATTATCAAAAACTTGGATGGAGAGTTTATCAGAGAAAGGGTTTTACGCTCCTCTTATAAAGGAAGTAAGCCCAGACATGAAGCAAATGTGGTTTTCTGAGAATAATGTAGATTATGTAGCAGAGCTTTCAAGTGGTGGAGTTACAAACATACAAAAAGCTATTTTTGGAGACCCCACAAGATTTAGTAGAGTTACACAAGAAAAACGAAAAGCAACTAAACCCACAGAAAACGTAATAAATATAACTGATGATGATACATAAAGATTGGTGGACAAATCCTAGAGGGCAAGACGACTCTTATAAGAAAGAGAAGAAAGCCAAATTAAAAAAACAAATAAAGCATGACCTTGAATTACCTAGAGGAGAAATCCAAGTGCTTCAAGCGGAAGACAAAAATTATGATAGAGGCTTGCTTGTAAAACTTCTTGAAGATGGTGGATATGATGTGGCTTATTGGTACGACAAACTAAAAGCTTACCCTATAGAAGTTATTGTAGATGGCGAGTCTGTCAAGAAAAACGCCAAAAAAGTTACCTTTAAATTTCACCCCCAATTACAAAAGCTTTATAAAGATAATGGTGGTGGTGGAGGCAACGGAGGTGGTGGCGGTGCTGCAACTTCTGGTTCTTTTGGTAATGGCGGTGGAACTGTTTTTACATCAACTAACTCCGGGATTTTTTCTCCTACATATGGAGGAGGCGGAGGGCGTAGAAAAAAACGAAAAAAGAAAGCTGGGGTACAACGATTATCTGAATGGGTTACGGACCATTCGCCTGAAAGGAAGATGGTAAAGAGTTTTGTGCTAGACTTTAATGAATGGGTTTCCAAAAAGTTTAAACAACAAACTAGTGGAGAGGATATTAATCCTCAAACAAAAGAAGTTGAAGGTAAAAGAAACCCTGTAGAATTTGAAGCTAAACCAAGTGAAACAGCTGACATGGAACAAAAAGACATGGAGCAAAAAATTAAATTGCTTGATGATAAAGATGATTCTAGAGACTCTAGGCATAAAGATTCCGGAAACGCTTCTATTGCTGCACCAGCAGGATTAGAGGTTCAACTAGCAACTACTTGGGAGTCTGGTGGGTTTAATTCAGATGCTTTGAAACAAGGGGCATATAAAGATAAAGAACAAGGAGACGTTGAGGAAACTGACGAATCTAACGAGAAACCAAAATTAGTCAAAATGATTGGTGAGGATACATATAAAAAGTTAGGGTTATAATGACTAAGTTATATAATAACCTTTGCTTGAAATGTGGTGGACACATGTATCTAAACCAGGATGATGACCTGCAATGCATTACTTGTGGTAAGATATTGGTAAGAACAGTAAGGAGGGATTATGATTCCAGAGCAGGCAAAATCAGAGATAATAAGAAGAAAAAAGTTGGGAGCGACTTGGACATCCATAGCAAATTGGATTCAAGAAGAGCATGCGATTCAAGTGCATCGAACAACAATTCAACGTTGGTACGACAGTCAAGTGTGGGAAGGTCCAGAGGGCTCTCTTCCGGAAGATAACCTTTCAGAGAGAGTAAAGCTGGATAAAAAAGTTGTTACACATAAGAGTGAAGCGGCTTTCTATAAAAAGCTTTATGAAGCGTCTCTAAAAGACAATACTAAGAAAGAACTTATTGTTCAAACAATCCAAGAATATACTAAAGCATTTCCATCTGTACCTCTGAGACATTTAGAAAAGACCAATAAAAAACCATATGGTGAACAAACTCAGATTATGGTAACCCCTCTCTCTGATACCCATGTTGGGGAACAAGTATTTAAAGACCAAATGAGAAATTTGAATGAGTATAATATTGATATTTTTAATAAACGTATATATGGGTGGGCAAATCAAATAATAAAACTTGCTTCAT